TGCCAACGCGCATCGTCAAACTCGGCCTCCTGCTTGCCACCAACCTCGCGCCAACATTCCTTGCGCATCTCCTGCGCTTCAGCAAGGCTCAGGGGCCTGAGCTTCATCTTGCCAATGCCGGGGATGTTCACCACCTCGGCGCGGTCCGCCGCTGTGGGCAACGCCAGCAGCTCTTCGAGCGTAACAAGCTTATCAGGAGCCGATGACATTATGGCTTACCTCTCCGGTAACGACGCAGCTAAAGGTCTGGCGTACGGCTGCATTTGAGGGCGCCGAGATTTGGCTCGCGTTGACATACATATTGCCCGAGTACAGAACCTTGCCGGACACGTTGCCGTGTGGCCCGAACTCGAACGGCACCGGCGTATTGCTGATAAGCGCTGCCCAGATCGCGGCGTCCAGCGTCTCGTCATACGCACAGGCGGCATTTACTGCCGCGCTGATAACGCCCGCCAGCCTGTAGGCCCAGTCCAATCCGTACGTGTTGATGTCATCGGTGGACCGGTCGAACCCGATGTCGCTGGACTCAACATAGTCGCTGATGTCGGTCGTGCGGATCTTCAAGTACGCCTGCGACCCCATCTGAAAGTCAGTCATGTCGTTACCCCCTAGAATCTGCTAAAAGCGCAAAACCATGTTGCCGCTGGCAGTGTCCCCGTCAGCGTCCAACTCACCCGCACATACTGCCGAACCGCACCCGCTATCTCGACTGCTTCGCTGCCCTTGGCTGTCAGTGCCGTAAATGCCAGGATCGTCTGCCAGTCGGTTGTGCCATCCGCGCTGTCTTGAATGACCACCGTCAGGGTTGCCTCTGCGCCAGAGATGGCCGGACACAGCAGGAAGCCCCGGCCCCCATTGGTTGTAGGCGCGGCGTTGTTGACCGCCGACCCCGGGCTTGTGCCCCCCGCGCCCATGGCCCGCAGGATCACAGCCCTGTCGAGCCGCGCGTTTCCCAGTAGCGCGAACGGCACACGCACAAAGTCATCTCCTGGCGCGCTGATGCTCGCGTTGTTCTGGCGCACCGTCCCGCAGTAGGCGTGCCGGCCCAGAACGTCTCCGCCGGGCACAAAGGCGTACACCAACGGATCGGCAGCGGCGAGCGCCGCCCAGTGAAAGGCATCGTTGCCGCCCGTGCCCGGCGCATAGGCCGACCCGCCAACGTTCAGACTGACGCTCTTGATTCCCGCCGCCCGGTTGCTGACTGTCGCATTCAGTGGCGTGTGCTCTGCCATAGCCCGCTCGATTTGCTGGCTCACCTCCTCGGCGTATCCGCTCAGATCAAAGTCATTGATGTACAGCCGGGCTGCAGACCCCATTATACCTACCATGATGTTCTCCTAGCCTAGCTCTATCGCATAAGTCGCGCCGACCTGGTAAAGCAGCGTGCCGTCCGCGTCCAGCTCGTAAATCTCGGGCATGTCGCCCGCCTTCGTGATGCGCAGCACCGTGCGCCCTGCTACAGTTAGCGTCTGAAGCTCCAGCAGTTCCGTTACCCTGTCGCGCGCAGTGAGCGCGGCTTCCGCCGAATGCCCCTTGCTGATAATCCGCACATCATACAGATACCGCTCTTTGATGCGCAGCGTGTAGGTGTACTCTGGCGCGCTGGACACTTGCGCGATGCGTGCATACGGATACTGCGGCGAGTTCGGTGGCGCCGTGTAGATGCCCGTGAGCGTCGCCATCAGTGTTGTGTCGCCCGCCAGTTTCGCTTGAATGGCAGCTATCAACGCTTTCATTGTCCCACCAGCCTGCGGATTGCGGCCAGAAATCTCTCACGGTGCGCCTCTACCGCCGGGCGCAGATAGGGCCTCGGCTCGATGCGCGGCGTGCCAAACTCTTCCGCTGCGGCATACTCGGCAGTAAAACCCACTTCCCAGGTTCCGGGCTGCACAGGCTCTACATAGCCGCTGGTTCGCAGCGCGCCCGTATCCACCGCCGGGGCCTCGCCGGGTGCCGATGCGATATGTACTCTCTCGCCACGCCGATACGTTTTCCCATGCTTCGGTTCGCTCATGGCGATCTGCGCGTGGCTCAGAATACTGCGCGCTGTGCCCTCTGCTTCCCGATCTGCGGCGCGCCGCAGCTCTGGTCCCATCTGCGGGAAATGGTTGTGCGTGATCTCAACACGGCTCTTCACGAAACCTCCACACACACGGCGCGCGTAGCTGTTTCCCACTCGCCGCCGGATGCGATGCCTAGCACGCGCATACTCTGCGCGCCAATAGTCAGCACATCCTCGGCCATCACGTCCGCGTTGTGGGGTAACGTCACCATCCACAACTGCTGGCCCATGGCTGCGCCCATGGCTTCGTATTGCGCCGGAACACCTCGATTCGATAGCCGACATGCATAGCTCGCTGTGGTTGGCGTGCCCGGCCTCTCGCCCCCCATACCGTCGGGTACCAGCGGTGTGCGTGTGCGTGTGCACACATCGGGCAGCGCTGCATTCTGTACCGCCCGCATCATGGCCACGTCACCTGCTGTCAACAGGCTCATGTTAGATCTGTCCTAACCCATAGCGCGACTATTGGGCGTGCGGCGGCGCGCTGTTCTGATGCGGCCTGCAACAGTGCCTCGCGGCGCTGGCTCAGGTGGTACGTTGCACCGTCAGCGGTGAAATCGAAGCTCAACGCCAACCGCGCGGCCCATTCTTCGAAAGCGTCCGCCGCCGCCGCGTGCAGGTCATAGGCCTGCCCGGTTGCGAACACCGCGCTGGGGGCAGAGGGAAATACCCAACGCCCCCCCAGATTGCTGCCGGATGTTGGCGTCAGGGCGTTACCAGCGCCATCGACAAACGTAACGTCGTCGGCCCAGTTCCCATAGTCTGCGGTAAACGTCCACCGCGTCTCTGCGGTCAGCTCCAGGTTCTCAAAGGCTAGCGCGTGCCCCTCGAGGAAGCCCGCCAGCTCCGCGTCGTCGAAAACCACAGTGGGGCCATCCAGCGGATCATTGATGATCCGCCTCAATCGCGCGATGAGCGTAACAAGTGGGTCAGCCATATACCTCCCTTATTGTCAGGACGGTAGGCGTTCCTGTTAGAGCGCCACCCGCCCTGCTACTCACGTTCTACGCCTTTGGCAATAGATACGTGCGTACGTGGCAGGTTGCGGCGCCGGCAGTCCCGGCAAATGCCACATTTACGGTCCCGTCGTCTTGCATAAAGCGCGCAGATTCCAGCGGCCCGATCAAGCGCGCGGTATTCTGGGCGACAACCACGGCCAGGCCGCCAAGGCTCTGCCTCACCGCCGGGGGGTTGTCACCTTGCAGTACGGTCACCGTCACCTCGCGGACGTTGTCCTCGGTCACCTCGATCAGCAAACGCTCGGTAGCGCCACCGAGTGCCGCGGCCAGAATCGGAACCGTACCATTGGTGTCGATTGCGTCGCCCGCGCCACGCAAGATATTGCCATCTACGGTCAAGTTAGTCACTGTCAGGTGAGCTGGGTTAGCCATAGGTCCTCCTTAGAGCGGGAGCGCGAAGCAGATCACGTCTGCCGTCCCATTGATGATCTCAAAGTTCACATTCAGGTCGCCGTTGTCTTGCGCAAAGCGCGCGCTCTCAAACGGCCCGTAGATCGCCGTCAGGTCCCCGCCGCCGGTCAGCGGTGTAGCCGCCATCGCCTTTACCACTCCCGTTCCATCGTTCCCCGCGTCGTTGGCGACGCTAACGACGGCAGATACCGCCGGGGACGCCGCGACCAGTGCCGCGATGTCGTTGGCGGTGGCCGTGATGGCCGCGCCGCTGTGCGCCAGTGTGACTTGAACAGCGTTGCCCACCAGCGCGATACTCCCGGCATTGGCGCCGGCAGGGTCGATGTATTCTACGGTCAGGGCGTTTCCGGCCTCGCCGCCAACAACGGCAGTCCATACCAGTTCCGTATTGGCTACGCCTAGCGCCGTGGTCAGTGATGCGTGTGTCGCGTCCATGTCGGCCCCGCCAGCAAGGTGTGTGACGGCCTGTGCCGCCACAAGCCCAGCGCCAGAGGAACCGACGACGTCCGCAGCGGTGACAAGGTGCCCCGCCATCCAGTGGGCGTTGACCGCGGCGATTACCTGTGCCGCCGTGCTCGTGATGGCTCCGCCGGCATTGGTCGCCAGTCTCACTCGAATAGCCTTACCGCGCACGCTCACAATCAGGGGTTGGTCTACGTCAGCCGGATCGATGTGCTGGATGGTGATGTCATTGCCCGGAGAGCCAGCCGCGTTGGCCGTGTAGACAATGCCATTATTTGCGCCCGCCGGGTCAACGGTCAGGGCCGCGGCGATTGCCGTTACCGGCACCGAGAGATCGCCTAATGAGCTTCGCACGCTAGGCGGCATATCGCCGGGAGCGATGCGCGTGGACACGGCCCCCTTTGCCGTCACTACCAGCACAAGGCTGTCCGGTTGATGCCCGTATCAGCCGCCACAACTGGCACCATGCCCGTAGTGTCAATCACATCTGCCACCGGCCATACGCGCGCAAAGTTCGGGATCAGCGTTCTTACCGTCAGTTTCGCCGGATTAGCCATAGTTGTACTCCTTGTGTCCGGGGGAGTTCGTCACTCCCCCGGCTAGTGTTGACGTCAGACCTACTGGGCGGTACCCATGTCCGCGATGATCAGGGCCAGCGCGTTGGGATAGACCACGCGGGCGCCAAAGAGGTGCAACCCCTTGACGGCGTCTGCAAACCGCAGTTCGGGCCGGTACGCCTCGACGCTGTTGATCTGCTCGGCATAGGCCGTCGCGTAGTTGGTGCCGCAAAGCACCTTGAATTCGACCGGACCGGCAGCGAATGGGACGTTGTTGCTCATGAAGATGTCAAAGCCTGCGGCACGGCCCACAAAGCCGTTGACGGCCCGTCCGTCGGCCTCGGCTGCGCCGGTGCCTACGAAACGGTCATCCATGAGCAGATACCCATGGAACCAGGGCGGCACAATCGCCCAACGCCCCATGCGGGGCACGTTGTTCTCGTCCAGGTCGATTGCCGCACGCAGTAGCGCCGTGTAGGGCGCCGTCTCACCAACGCCAAAGCCCACGTTCAGGCCCGCGCCCACCGCGCCCTGCGTGCTGGCGGCGGGAACCGCGGCCCACATGATGCCGGCGAGATAGTCGTCGGCGGTTTCGGCCAGCGCCCAGGCGGCATTGCGCATCGCCAAGTCCATGAGCTTGGGCCGGGTCTGCGCCTTGTCAACGTCATCGATTTGAAAATTGAAATAGTTCGCCTGATTGATGGTCAGAAGCTGCGACGCATCGGCCAGTTCCTGCGCGGCGGCCATGTTGGCGTTTTTGATATACGGACGCACGGTAACGGGACCGAGCGTATTGATCTGCACGGTGTCGCCAGCTTGCCGAATTTCGCCCTCATAGTCGCGGTTGCAGACTGCGGGCTGGGCGTAAACGTGTGCATTCTGGAGATTCTCCAATGCGCGCGCGGCCCAAATGGTTGGGATGAAATTGTTGATAGCCATGGTCTGTTACCTCACCGTTGTTTACTGAGCACATCCTGTACGGCGTCCCAGTTTGCGTTGATCTCCTGTGGGCTCATGCGTTTGATCGCCTCCAGTGTCAACCGACTCGGACTGGACGGGTTTGTGGGACTCGGCGCTCCCTGGCGCTTGGTCAGATATGGCTTGCTGGCGACAAGCTGTGCTACAAGCTCATCTACCCCATCCACCCTATCGCCGTCCACTTCGATCTCCTCTGTTGGCAGCAACCGCATGGCGTCTTCTACGTCCACAAACCCCGCGTTACTGGCAGCGGCGGTCACTGCAGCGCGGATCAGCGCCTCACGGCGGTCGGCCTCGGCCTTTGCGTACCTGGCCTGAAGCCCCTCGTATTCCGCCTGCAACTTTTCCGCATCGCTCATGGCTGCCCGCTTGCGCTCTTCTTCCGCATCTTGAAACTTCCTGAGTTCCGTGCGATATCTGGCAGCCTCTTTGCGCGCTCTCGCCAATTCCGCCTTGATCGCGTCGGCGTCCAGCGTCGGCGCATCTTGCTCGTGGTCTGTGGATTCCGTCACGGCGGGCTCCTGGCCTACCGGCTGTGTGGGCTCCAGGCCCGTGTCCCTGTCGCTCATGTGACCTCCTGGGTCATCGTGTATTGGTCAACTCCGCCAGCGTTGCCACTCGCGGAGCATCGCCCCATGTATCGCTGTGCGCTGTGCGTCGCAGCGCGCTCAGGTCGTATCCGTCACGCTTCCATGCGTCGTATCGCTCAGAGCCCATCATCTCGCGCTGGCGCTCCGCAGGCAGTGTCTCAAACCATTCGCGTCCCGTCTGCCACTGCGGCGGCTCCCGGTCTGCGAGTATGGGGACTGCTACACAGCGGCCGTTAGGGTGGTCTGTAAGGTCGTCGGCCAGATCAAAGGTCTCGCCGTCACTCATCAGACACGCCAGACATGTGCGTCCATCTTTGGCTGCCAGACGACGGAATCCCGACACAACGTTGCTTTCTCGATAGCCTTCGACTGTCGCCATACGATAGGCTCGCATCGTCTCTGTACGCGCGATGGTCAGCGCTTTATTCAAGCCATCAGCCAGCCCGTCGGCCATGCGCAACGCCGTCTTGCGCGGATTCCACCCGAGCGCCATGCCCTTCAAGAGCGCCTGTGTCAGCCCTTCGACAGCATCGGGCCACAGCGCTCGCTGTTGCAGCAGAGAGAACAGCGGGGCGCCATCCCCGGCCAGCCCGGCCATGATCTCTACCGAACGCACCGGCAACCGGTTCCATGAGATACCCAACCCTGACGCAGCCAGCGACTCGGTTACCGTCTCGCGGCCCATCTCTATCGCCTGACGCTGCGACGCTGTTATCTGCCCCTCAGCCCAGCGCTCATAAAGGCGCAGCTGTTCGCGCACCTGCATAACCAGCGCCTGATAGCGGTCCATGCGATATAGCTGCTCGGGCGTCATGCTTGCCAGCGCCTCGATACTGCCCAGCTCCTGCACCAGTGCGTCGATGTGGGCCTGCAGCGTGCGCTCGACCGTCGCCCAGCGCTGGCCCATCACCACCATCGCCCCCTGTTCCTGTGCCAGGAGCGCCGCCTTGAACTGCCGGGCCACCACGACCACGTCTGGATCAGCCATCGGGGCGCCTATCCTCGTCTACTGTGTTGGCATTCTCACCGCGATCAAAGTCACGCAAGGCCCTCGCCAATACCTGCCCCAGCCCCTCACGGTCCATGTCGCGTTCCTCTTCCATGCGCTTGAGTTCGCGTTCCCAGTCACGCCCGCGCTGCTCTGCCGCCGATTGACGGGACAATATCTGCGCGGCCATCTCCTGCGTCAACACTGCCACCTCTTCCGTCTCGTTGAACGGCAGCGGGTTCGGCCATGCCAGCGTCGGCGGCTCCTGATTCCAGCCAGCCACCTGCATCGCCCGCCAGGACAACTCAGACAGCGCGTTCCCGTACAGCGTCCGCTTGGTCTCCAACTTATCGAGGGCGTCCTTGAACATCGTGCGGAGGCCGAAGTTGGTCAGCTGTCCCACGCGGTCCTTGACGCTCGACAGATCCACCGCACGATGTTGCGCGTAGAACGTGCGCTCCAGGAACTCCAGGAATGCCATACT